GGTACACGAGGGTACAACATTCCTCGTAATGCTTTGACCACCCTTGCTCTTAGGGCGTACGTGGTCGATAGTAAGGTTGTGTAGTTCATAAATTCCTCCGCAATAAACACATTGACAATTAAAATGCTCTTTTATAGCTCTTCTCCATAGTCTCTTTGACTCTGAACTTGTCATGGTTATTAAGTTGTGTAAGTAGTAATCAGGTGTTGGTAGTAATGGGGTCATTTCTTACGGCTTTTTCGGTTAATAGACGGCTTTTGCTTTCTGCCCTTGGTTGTGCTACCCTTATAATGTGCGGCATCGAGGCCGTCACGGTTGCCATATGTACCAAGTTTCTTATTAAGTTTGTTCGCATTAACTCGTATTGCTAACCCTTTGGGTGTTTTGTTGTATTTTGCCTGCTGCTTACGACGTTTAGCCGCAGCTTTAGGGTTTTTCTTGTAATAACTAGAAGTTTTTGCCATAGACTTTCCTCTTGACTAGCGATGGATCAACAGTTGGGATGATTTTGTTTAGCTTATCAAGGGGGCTGCCTTCGTAGGCAACACCCGTTATATCATTAGTCTTTAGCCAGTCAGCGGCTGCTTTTAAATCTTGTGTGGTAGCTTCACCACTACGTATTCTGCGTAGAAAGTCCTCTGTTACAAGGTAGTGTAGCTCATTAAAACTGTCCTCGGTAGCCTTCTTAGGTATTACCCTTGGATTTGTCATTCGATTCCTAGTCCTTTTTTAACTATAGCTAGTGCTTTATCGTCTAAGTCGTTATCTGTTTGCTCGACAAGCTTTTCTAATAAGTCTACAACGAAGCCTTTAAACTTGTCACTTTTTAAAAAAGCCAAAACGATTGGTTTTAGAATTGCTAGCATTTTCTTTAGGTAGTAATGTTTGTATTGGTACTATATCTTGGCACAAGTGAGCAACACGTGTACCGGGGCGTATAGTAAACCCCTTTTGTTGCAGCTCTGCACACTTTAATGCTCGTACAAGCTCAAAGTCTAGCTGCATTTTTTCTTCTTGACGTTTAGCTATACGTCTACATTGCTTAAGACCCTCTCTATCCAGTGGCACCATAAAGTTAACTTGAAAACCCCAGTTTTCGCTTATGACATACCCATCTGGATCTACAGGTTCGGTATCGTTGCCCATGTAAAACGGACTAAAAGTCATAGTCGATCCGTTACATGCAATGTTTGGGCCATAGTTTTGACGTGACGACGCACCGTTATTCTGAAATTGCACGGCTTGGTTAGTCACGTTGCCTGTAGCTGCTGCCACAGGATTAGCAGTATTGTTTGTCTCAGCGTATGTTGGTGTTACTGTGAGAATACAGAGAGCGATGTAGTAGTAGAGTTTATTGTATACGTGGTATTTACATCCCACTGTTCTACTAAACCAGCTGCTCTTGTAGTTGTTTCTAATGTCCATGGTTGACTATTATCTGTTACTGTAAAAGTCGTACCAGTACCAGATATATCTGCTGATGGTGTTACATTAGTACCTGACCAAGTATTAACTTCCGCACCATAGATTTGTTTCTGGGTGACTTCTGTTATAGTTTGAGTTGTAGTTGTTGTACTGTTCATAGACCCTGTTGTAAACTGGGGTGTAACAGTATTTGCTCTTGCAGCTGCGGGTGACAACAGAGCTAAGAGAAGAATCCATTTCTTCATGTTTTTGGTGTGTCTTGTTTTTTCATCATTGGGCATGTAGGAGGTTTAGTACCGTTAGACTTGCCTGTAGTTAGCCCGAATGTAGCAAGTGCCCCCGTAAAAACGCTCGCGACGAAAGTGATATCAGAGTTACCTGACTTTTTTATCATCGGTATTTCTACATAGTTTAGTGTAATAATAAACCCAGACCAGATGACTACAGCTAATCGCACAATCGCAGCTAGTATAGCCATCTGTTCGTCGTGATCATCTATACCTTCTTTTATTTTTGTAAGGATACCTTTCTTTTTTTCTTCCATTTATCTATCTTGCCTTGTAAGAACTTTTGTACTCGTTTCTTAATTAAATCAAAGAACGGTTGAGCAAGGGTGGTTGTAGCTACAGCTGCTACCGCCGTAGTTACAGCTGTAACCATAACCTCCGGCGATGGTAGAGGCATCTGTACATCTATAATAGGTATATCTAGTTTTCTTGTTTGAGGTTGCACCTCTTGGGTTTTTGCTGGTTGTGTCCCCTCTGGTTCGCGAAGATCGCTCGGAGGTACAACCAGCGGTATGTAGGATGGAACATCTGCTGTAGGGAGAGGTATTGAAGGGGTTTGTATAGTAGGAAAAGTAGGTATTTCCAATTATCTTCCAGCTACACTTCCGCTATTATTAAATGTAATTGATGCTCGGTTGTATATGTAGTAACCGGCAAGTCCCCCAGAAGAGCCACCGCTACCATTGCTACCAGCAGAACCACTAGCACCGGGAGAACCTTGACCACCACCATAGGTAGTGTATGAGTTACCCACATTCCAGTACCAGCCCTCACCTCCAGCAGAACCACTACTACCGCCAGAACCACTATTACCAGTGGCACCATTACTACCACTATTTCCAAAATATCCACCATTTCCGCCAGTTCCTCCAGTTCCTCCGTTTCCGCCAGATCCGCCGTTTCCGCCATCACCGGGAAGACTGCCGTTACCGGGAGTCCCTGCTCCACCACCAGAGCCGCTAGAGCCTCCAGATCCGCCAGAACCTGTAGTTCTAGTTTGGTTATATCCTTCACCTCGTCCACCAGCTCCTCCAGAGCCCCCAGAACCTCCAGATCCGCCTGAGCCACCAGCTCCACCAGCTCTTAAACTACTCATAAAATATACTCCTTGACCACCTTGTCCTCCAGCTCCACCGTTTCCGCCAGATCCGCCGTTTCCGCCGCGGCCTCCACCACCGCCACCGCCATAAAGACGGCCGCCAGACAGAAGATTGATAGTTACGTTACTTGTCTGTTGAGCATATATAGCATTACCACCTGTACCACCAGAACCACTGGTTCCGGCAGAGCCTCCAAATCCATAGACATAGCCAGTGATATCCATAATTAAACTACCACCCATGCCAGAAGGAATCAAAAGAGCGTGTGTGTTAGTACCTCCAACAGTTACACCGCTTGGAAGAACAAAGCGTTTTGGTATAGAAGAAGCCCAAACAGTGCTTCCAAAGGCACTAGATAAGTTAAGGTTAGTAGTACCGCTTGATTGAGTATATTGTATTTCGTCTACTGCACCATAAAAATTTGAAATTGATATAGTACCAGATGTAGGTACGGAAGTGTTATTTGATGTTACATTAGCACCATTTCTATAATATTCAGATAAAGCATGTGGGGCTGATCCACCAAACTCATCTACAATATCTTGTATGGTGATTATTCCTGAGGATTGTATTGCCATTAGCTTCCCCCATCTGGAGCAGTTTCGTCAGTTATCTTTTTGACTAAGAAAGTTGCTTTTTTATCATCAGCTAATAAGAAGTTTTTCTTCTCATATAAACCTTTATATTCGTCTAATTCTGCTTTCAATTCATTGACAGCATTGATAAGAACACCAACTATTTTTCCATAATCGACAGACTTTACATCTGCACCATCTAGTTGTGTTGTACTAACAACTTCTGGTATATGTGCTTCTACTTCTTGTGCAATGACACCAATGCTAGGTTTGTCATCTTTAATCCATTTATAAGAGACACCCCTTAACTTACCACAAAGATCAAGAGCATTATTAATAGTAGCTATATCTTTTTTAAGTGTTTGATCAGAAAAAGCAGTTACGTCACCAGATGCTACTAATGCACCTGTAACTGACACGCCTGTAGCTGTGGTTTCTAATTTTTTTGAGTCGTCGTGATATAGTTCTGCTGCTCCGTCAACAATAAATTTTGCCATATCGTCACCGCCAGCAGAAGCAATACTTACCGATGCACCAGCTGTTGTAGTTCTTATTGCTAAATTACCAGTAGCATTATTTATAAACGAGTGACCACTGCTATCGTGATAAATTTCTAAGTCTTGGCTATTTCCAATTCTTATCTTTGTATCATCAGTAAACGTTAGTGAATTATCCGATTTGTCAAAAATAATATCTTTGCCAGCAGTAGCACCATCAAAGGTTACATCTCCAGTAAAAGTACCCCCTGCAAGAGGCATTTTAGTGTTTACTGTTGTCGTAAGAGTTGATATTGCTGAGTCGGTGTAAGCAGTTGTTGCAACTTTTGTTGAGTTATCACTAGCAGATTGAGTTGTTGCTGTTACTCCATTTGCTAAGACAGCAGTAGATTTTATTTCACCTGAGTTAACTGATATAGAAACTAACTGAGTATAGCCTGCTGCTACGTCTACACCGTCAACTGTTCCTGTAACATTAATATCACCTGTTACGTTAATACCACTTGGAAAAACAGGTGAGGTAAGCGGAGCTAATTTTACCCAGTTACCAGCATGAGCATAATAAGCTAACCCTGTGCCATGAACATGAGCAAACATACCATGATAAGTACTAGCACTAGGTAAGTCACCTTCAGCACTATATAGATTAGAAAATAAAACTTTACCTGTAGTAGTTATATTTTGACTTCCGAAATCAGGAGATATCTTAGTCCCTGCAATAGCAGCACTTGCATTAATGTCCGCATTGTCTATTGTCCCTGCTGGAAGGTTAGACATATCTTCTCTAAGAAGAGGTCTACCACCAGCTTGTGCGCCATCATGTACGACAGCTGTATCTTTTGTTGTGTCTATTGTGACTTCACCTTCGGCACCAGTAAATGATGAGTGCTGACTTGTTGAGCCACGTCTGAGTTTTAGTAATTTTGCCATTTAAATAGTACCGAAATCAAGTTGTAAATTTGTGCCATCTATTGTTCCTACGCCGCTCATATTGCCTACGTTAGTTAAACCGTGATTTTGACAGTCTAATGCAGCACCTAATTGTGGAGAAGTATCGTCAACAACATTCTGTATTCCTGAGTTAGATGTAATACCTAAAAATGCTGATCCGTTATAACTTTTTAATACGTTGTTTGTTGCATCATACCATAAATCACCAGCGTTAGGACTAGTAGGCGCGTTTGCAGATATTATATATTCTGCTGCGTATCTGTTTACATCGTTGATAGAGCTACCAACATTGTTTACATTTGTTATAGAACCAGCTACAGTGTTTACATTTGCTATAGAACCGGCTACAGTTACAACATTAGATGCTACATCAGCAACACCTTTTATTGGATCTTCTACAACAGTTATCGAGTTACCCATACCACTGTGGTTTGTACAGTAATACTGGAAACTAGTTGGTTGTGTTTCTGGAATCTTAATAGATACCTTTGCTCCAGCCTGACCTTGTGTACCAGTAACTGTAACGTTAGTACTATAAGCACTTCCGCCACTTTGGAAGCGTAACGGATGGTTTGCGTTGGATGCATCACTTACATCAAATGTGTAAGTCCAACCTTTGTGTAGTGTTAGTGCAGGCTTATCTACACCATCAATAATAAATTTACCTGTAGCTGCTGTAACAGTAAATGTTATCTCATCTTCTAGTGCATCTGCAACTATGTCAAGTGACCCGTTAGAGCTACCTGTAGTAACTGGGTTTATAATAAGACCTAAATCTTCTTGGTATGTTATAGCACCAGATACAATCGCTACGTCATTTAAAACTGATTGCGATGGTGTTATAGTAGCAAACGCAGTACCATTCCATACAGTTAAATTATCGTTGCTGCTGTCAAACCATAAATCACCAACTGATAACGATGATCCATCTGCTCTTTGTGTAGGTGCAGAGTTAGCTATTTGGTATAGATCAGCAAAGTTATTTATATCTACTACATTAGCACCAGCTGCTACGACATTAGTTATATTAGATGCAACAGCACTAACATCTGATGCCTTAGGTACTTGTCTATGAAAATTATAAGTATGTAGTGTACTAGTTGATTCTACCAAGAATCCGAAACCCTGAGGTATGACAGCCGGCACGTTAGTAATAGTAATAGTAGCATTGCCTGCCAAGTTACCATTTGCTATAGTAACAGTCCCTCCAGAAGGTGTTAATGTTGCAGTTGTAGCTGCAATACTTAATACAGCAGCTTGACCTGTAGATCCTTGCGGATTGCTGTTAGGAAAACTAGTTTGGTTAGGTACAATATCAAAGCCACCTACATCATCAATAAGGTCAATAATACGCGCATTTATTGCAGCTGTAGTTGCTACAAATGCATCTGAGTTAGACCAAGGACTACCGCTAGCTATAGTCTCAGTAGAATCTTGACGTAAGAATCTAGCTTCAGCTTCTGTTTCTGTATAGTATCTGTTGTCTAACTGTCCGTTGTTTAATTCAGTTTCTGTGTAGTATCTACCATCTAAAGCGGTTGCTTCTATTTCAGCAGCAGTTAATTTATTAGCTTGTAATAGTACTTTTATTTCTGCGGCTGTTTGATCATCTTTAGCGTTTGTTTCTATAGTATCTAATTTAGTACCATCTGTTGATACGTTTCTGCCATCTACAGTTCCAGAAATAGTTATGTTTCCTGTTACTCCTAAGTTACCAGTAGAGGTAGTACCAGCTGATAGCGTGCCACTAGTTACTATATTTTGAGCACCAAAACTAGGATTAATTTTTGTACCTTGTATTGCAGCTGCTGCGTTTACATCAGCATTAACAATAGTTCCATCTAAGATTTTACCAGAAGTTACAGAACCATCAATTAGTTCTGGTGTTCCTACAGAATCATTAGCTAACTTATCTTGAGTAACAGCATCGTTGGCTAATTTAACTGTAGTGACAGCCCCGTTTGCTATGGTACTAGTTATTACAACTCCGGGCTCTAAGTCATAACTTTGTATTAGCTGATCGTTATGTTCTTGTAGTGATCTTAGAACTTGTTTTGTATTGTTGTTTAAATCTTCTGCCTTTACTGAAGATCCAGCAACAAATGTAGCCTTACCTTCTACAGCAGTGTTACCGTTGTTTAGTACATCTGTTTGACGTACAACACGTACAATGCTAGGACTAGCTGGTGCTGTACCTATCCAGTCTACGGTGCTTTGACCGTTAGAGTTGTAAGGGTTTATATTATAATCAACACCGGCAGTTTTCTTTACACCATCAACATATACTAAAATTTCATCGGATGAGAATGTAGTAATTGTAAAGTTGATGTCAGATCCTGTGGCTGTTGTTTGTAAAAAGGATTGTTGTGACATTATTTATATATGTTGAGGATGTTTG